GCCCGAAGTGCCTGTTATCATGCGCGACATACCTTGGAGCAAGAGAGCGTTTCACTGTTTGGTAAATGAGGGCTGGGCAGATTTAACTTTAGAAGAGTTTGTTACACTTTGTAACGAACGGAAGCATCCAGACAATATGTTTAGATTAATACCTAACTTTGGGGTGATAACCTACAAAGAGGTTAAAGATAAGCTTTCTAAATACGGGCACCAGATAGGTGACGCACCTAGATATTTTTTTAGAACCGAAGAGTTTTATAAGGAATATGGTAAAAGAAGGGCTGCACGAGAAGCTCGTAACGATGAAATCGTTCAACACTATTTGGACCTTCGTAAATGTGATTGGATAGCAGAGAAGGTGGGGGTGAGCAAACCTACCGTATATTTAGTTATTACCGAACGGTTAGGGTCTTTGCGGGAAAGAAGATTACTCCGGGCGAGAGTTAACAATGGAGAATAAAATCTTTCGCATTTATGGGCCACCGGGCACGGGTAAAACGACCGCGTTGCTTAACAAAGTAGACGAGGCTCTAGCTTCCGGGGTAGACCCCGCTCATATCGGATACTTTGCCTTTACTCGACAAGCCGCTAACGAGGCTAGTGAGCGGGCATGTGCCCGCTTTAATTTGGACAAATCTCAACTACCGTGGTTCAGGACTTTACATAGTTTTGCCTTAAAGCTTTCAGGGATCCGCCAAGAACAGGTTATGCAGCCGGAGCATTATAAAGAGATAGGACACGCAATTGGTTTTGACTTGCGGGACAACGCATCTTCAACTGACGGAGATGAGGTGTTCGATCTTAACAAAGGCGGCAATCCCGTGATTGGTTTACTAAACTTAGCTCGTTTGCGTAAGATGCCGCTGCGAGAGCAATACGATGAAAGTCGTATGAGGATGGATTGGAACCGCGTTAAGTACATAGCTGAAAGCCTTGAAGAGTATAAGAAGCGTTTTAATCTGTACGATTTTACCGACATGTTAGAAGTGTTTATCAAAGAAGGAGCACAATTCTGCCCCCGCCTTGCCATAACATTTATTGATGAAGCACAGGATTTAGCTCCGTTGCAATGGGACGTAGCTCACATATTAGAGGCTAACTCTAACCGCATTTATTGCGCCGGAGATGACGATCAAGCCATTTACCGCTGGGCAGGTGCTGACGTTGAGCACTTTATAGGGTTGAACGGTGGTTATGAGGTGTTGGAACAATCGTATCGCGTTCCATCTTCTGTGCACCCTATGGCAGAGCGCATAGCCAACCGTATAGAACGTCGCGTCAATAAGACTTATCTGCCCCGTCCGGAGCCGGGTTACGTTCAAACCATACCGCATACCGACTATATAGATTTTTCAGAGGGATCGTGGCTCGTGCTAGCTCAAGCCGGTTACTTTCTAGACGCCGCTGCCGAAGACTTAAAAAGTCGAGGTTTCTTATTTAGCCGCAAGGGACACCGCTCCATCCCAGAAAAATTAAGTGAAGCTGTTAACGGCTGGGAACAAATGAGAAAGGGCAGACAGATTACCGGAGAGGCTGCACGAGCCATCTACAGTTATATGTCTGTCGGCGAGCGGGTCAAGCGCGGATTTAAAAAATTGCCCGGAATAGATGACGACGAATTAGTTAACTTGCAAGAGTTGATAGTTAACCACGGGCTTATGGAATTTGTGCATGTAGTAGGCACCCCACGCATTGAGGAAAACATCCGCGATTGTATTTGGCACGAGGCTATGGACAAGATGCCAACCAGACAACGAGCTTACATCACGGCTTTGTTACGGCGGGGCGAGAAGTTTAACGCCGTGCCTCGCATCACACTGTCCACGATCCACGGCTCTAAAGGCGGTGAAGCAGATAACGTGATATTATATACCGAACTATCTCCCGCCGCAGCAAAGGCTGCGGAAGAAGCCCCAGATGACATGCACAGAGTGTTTTATGTTGGCATCACGCGGACCAAGAACAATTTGTACATTGTTGAACCCGAAGACCTAACAAGGAGTTACATAATATGACACAAACTGAACTATTTGACCGCGGTAAATTTATCGCAACTGAAATTGAAAGAGCGTATGTACACGCAGATGACGATTGGAAAAAAGCGTACTACCACAACGCAGCCGAATATCTTGCCAAAAACAAAATCTTTGAAGGCGGTAAACTTTGTGCGTTTTGTCGTAATCGCGGGATGCCTAACCCACACCACCACAATGTTTGGGGAGCTATGGTGGCGTCTTTACGAAAGATGGGCTGGATAGAGAAGATCGGCATGGTAGAACCCACCACGAAACATACGCATATCAATGCCGTGTGTCAGTGGGAAAGCAAGCTGTATCGGGGCGGACAATGAACCGTGAAGAGATACTTAAAAAGGCAGGGGGTATAATCAACGGGGAAAGGGCCAAAGATTATGGAGATGCGTATGAAAACCATGAGCGCATTGCAAAAATGTGGTCTGTACTCCTCGACACTGACGTAAGTGTCTCACAAGTATATCAGTGCATGGTAGCAGTTAAATTATCTAGGCTCATAGTGTCGCCAGAACATGAGGATAGCTGGGTAGATATCTGCGGTTATGGGGCTCTTGGCGGAGAGTCCCCACAAAAAAAGGTGAGGAAAAAGTAATGTCATTACAAATGACAATGTTTGGCCCAAAGAGTGAGTGGGTGCCACCCGCTGAACTACCGGACATCTTCGACGCCAAGCAAATCGCCATCGACGTAGAAACTCGCGACCCTAACTTAAAACAAAACGGTCCCGGCTGGCCGACAGGTGACGGCGAAGTTGTGGGCTACGCCATTGCAGTAGCCGATTGGTCTGGTTACATACCTATTCGCCACCTTGGCGGAGGTAATTTAGATGAGCGCATTGTCAACAAGTGGCTGAAGAAAGTCTTTGAGTGTCCCGCCGACAAGATCATGCACAACGCACAATATGATGCGGGTTGGATCCGGCAGATGGGCTTTACCCTCAAGGGCCGCATAATTGACACCATGCTAGTAGCTGCGCTTCTGGATGAGAACCGGTTTAGCTACAGCCTCAATGCGCTGTGCTACGATCTTTTGGGCAAAATAAAGACAGAGAAAACCTTGCAAGAGGCCGCCCGCGAATTTGGCCTCGACCCTAAAGCCGAAATGTGGAAAATGCCCGCTATGTATGTCGGGCCCTACGCTGAAAACGATGCAGAAATTACGTTAGACCTTTGGAATTACCTATCTGCTCAGTTAGTCAAAGAACAATTAAAACCAATTGCCGACCTTGAGCTCAAGCTTTTGCCGTGCTTGGTTGACATGACATGGCGCGGAGTCCGGGTTGACCAAGAGCGGGTAGAGCGCACTCGTAATATGTTGCTCAAAAAAGAAAAGGATATCGTGGCTCAAATAAAACATCTGGCGGGAACAGATGTAGAGCTCTGGGCCGCCGCATCTATATCCAAGGCTTTTGATAAACTGGGCATCCCGTACCCAAAGACAGATCGCGGCGCACCGTCTTTCACCAAAGCTTTTTTAATAGATCATCCACATGAGCTAGCCCAGCTTATTGTTAAAGCGCGTAATCTAAACAAAACCAGCGGCACATTTATCAACACTATTATGAAGCACTGTCGATCAGATGGACGCATCCACGGTCATATCAACCAGATTAGATCGGATGACGGCGGCACCGTATCGGGCCGCATATCAATGTCTAACCCCAATCTACAGCAAATCCCGGCCCGCGACCCGGAATTAGGTCCTATGATACGCAGCTTGTTCTTGCCAGAGGAGGGAGAGCAATGGGCAGCTATTGATTTCTCGCAACAGGAACCGCGGATCTTGGTTCACTATTCATACGTTTATGGAAAATCTAGAGGTATGCAAATGGCGGGAGTCGAGGAATTTGTCGAGGCTTACCGCAACGATCCCAACATGGACTTTCATACAATGGTAGCAGAAATGGCTAGCATCCCACGCAAGCAAGCGAAGACAATTAATTTAGGCATGATGTATGGGATGGGCGTTAACAAGCTATCGGATCAATTAGACATTGAGGTAGCCGAAGCCAAAGATCTGGTTAAACAGTATCACGAGCGTGTCCCTTTTGTTAAAGGATTGATGAATGGTGTAATGAACAGGCTTAACGAAAAGAGCTCAAGCGGCTCTGTCAGATCCATTTTAGGCCGTAAGTGCCGATTTGATCTATGGGAGCCAGATACCTTCGCCATGAATAAGGCCCTGCCATACAAAGAAGCTGTAGACGAGTACGGTCCAACTACCCGATTGAAACGGGCATACACCTACAAAGCCCTGAACCGGTTGATCCAAGCGTCAGCCGCGGACATGACCAAACAGGCAATGGTGAATATTTATGAAACAGGGCGCATACCTCTTATTCAAATACACGATGAAGTAGCCATTTCTG